GGGTCCACTAGACCGTTTTTTCTAAATGGGCATTATCAATGTGGCCGGTGTAATCGTCCTTTATCGGATTGTTGTGATGGTGAGCAAGCTGTGTCGGTTATGCAACACAACAAAAATTCTGATGACTAAATTTCTTACAATATAACGTAATATTTACACCCGGCTGACCCTTCACTTTTTCTGACCCTTCACTTTTTCTGACCCTTCACTTTTTCCATTTTTACACCCGTTTGACCCTTCACTTTTTTCATTTTTACACCCGTCTGACCCTTCACTTCTTTCATTTTTACACTCAAATGAACAAAACCGAGTGTAAATCCAGTGACAGAAAAACTTGCTAATATATATAACTAGGTATAGAATATATAACTACATGTAGGTGTTAACCCAAGCAAACGCTCATATATGTGATTGTGTATATCTGTGTATGAAAAGAATATTCGCTTTGGGAGCGAAGGGTCGAAGGTTCGAATCCTTTCTCCCCGACCAATAAAATCAATTACTTACAATATTTTATTGGTTGTTTACTTTAAGCTGAGTGTAAATTGAGTGACAGAGAAGTGACTCGACCCATTTCCAAAATGCGAAGGGTCAAAAGAAGTGAAGGGTCAAGAAAAGTGAAGGGTCAAAAGAAGTGAAGGGTCAGCTGAGTGTAAAAGTAAAAAAAGTGAAGGGTCAAAAAAAGTGAAGGGTCAAAGCACTTGCATGTGTTGTATTTTTGTTATAAAACGTAACTGGCAGTTACACAAGCAGAAGGAAAAAGCACATGTTAGCACAACAAGTTACCGTAGGTATTGACAAGGCAAAAAAAAGGCGTGGCCACAAATTTTACTACGTTTCATTGCGAGCAAACGGTCTGCAGACAATTGATGATCGTGGACAAGATCGGTTTTTTTTCAGCACAAAAAATGAAGCTATTCAATATGCAATAAATCTAAATAATGAGCAACAAACGGGCGGTATCTTTAAAAAACATCCGGAAAAAAGTGTAGGCGTTGCTATCGAGTTGATGGAAAAACGAACAAACCAGCGATACGAGGACGGGGTGATTACTGAGTCACAACGATATCAATTAATTAAAAATTCGTATGATTGGGCTGGTTTAAATACAAAAGCAATAGGCAAAAAGTCACTGGCAGAGATCCTTTGTATGGATGTGACAGAGGAAATGGTGGAAGACATGTTGCACATGTTTAAGCTAGCTGATGAGACTAAGGCCCAGAAACTAAATGCTTTGAAGCAAGTCTTTGATTGTGCAATAAGGGCTAGATTTTGCAAAGAAAATGTTGCAAGGAAAGTAAAATTTGAAAAGAAAAAATATGCCGGAGAGAAAAGTGCCGAGCAATTCTTGTTAGAAAAAATTGTAAAAGAAGACATACAGGATTTAATCAAAATTTCATCCAATTATCCCGGTCGCGATGGTTTATTGATTGAATTTGCTATCATGACAGGCCTCCGATGGGGTGAGCAGGCAGCCTTAAAGTGGAAAAATATCGATTTTAAAAGAAAAGTTGTTCTTGTACGGTTGGCTGTTAGAAAACAACGAGACGGTAGCACTACAGCAGATATACCGAAGACAACTAAACAAGGTAAAAGAAGCAAAGCCAGGCGTTCAGTTTTTTTAACGCCTGACCTTCTAGTTAAGTTACAAAAATGGAAGTTGCAAACCAAGTATAGTGGGCCTGATGATTATGTTTTTGCGACCAGCACTGGAACACGAGAGCAGTCCTCGCATAATTGGCGTAATCGTGTACTAAAACCAACTTGTAAAATTGTTGGTATTGAACTGCGCTGGCACGATTTAAGGCATGTTTTTGCATCTATCTGTCTAAGCATTTATGGAAATGACTTACCACGCATTGCAGACTTAATGGGTCACGAAAACATTGACACGACACGAAATAATTATGGCCATTGGATAGACAATCGTGAGAGAGATGAAATGGATGCGAATGATTTTGAAAACGCCATTTATGGATGAAAAAAATTAAATCAGTCATCCTAATTTACGAGGATGATAGCCGAGAATATATAATTTTAAAACAACAGAAGAAATTGAGGGTCATTGATTGGCCCTCTTTTTTTTATCGTTTGTTTAACGTTAGGAGAAAAAAATGAGCCTGTTTGAGGGATATATGATTGCTGTTTTACCAGCAATCTTTTTGGCATTGGTATGGTTTTTTTATGAAAGATATCAAAGCAAAAAAATGTTTAAGCAAATAATGGAGCGCACAAATATTCAGAGAAAAAAAATGACAGACGTTGCTAGACTTCAGTGAAACCTTTTAAGGAAACTGCAATTGCTGCATATCCTGCAACGTCAAAAAAATTATCTTTGTTAAATTTTTCTGTGCATTGATCACGCGCAATTTTCTGCAAACTATTTAAAGCGCAGACTTGAACATCAGAAACTGGCATTCCTAAATATGCGCTCCAAAGTTCAGCTGTCAGGGCAAACACTTCACGATAATCACCATGTGTGGAACCTCTTTCATCAATAATGTCAGAGACACTTTGTAATACCTTAGTTGGTTTCATTTTTTTGCTCTATTTCCTCAATTACCCAGGCTGGAATAAATTTTCTACCGCCTATGATGGACGCTTTCATACGATTAGTTTTAAGCATTCGGTAAATTCTGTTGACATCAGTATCGTTATATTGATCGCCAAATAACCTCTTGGCAGCTTGTCGTATAGTCAACATACTGCCATTATGAGAAATCTGCGAGCACATCGGTATCCTCCTTTTTCCCGTCTTGTGTGGTTAATGAAAAGGACAAATTTCCACTGTCCTCATATTGCCAAACTCCGATTGCATAATCTCCAGCCTTTATATCTTCAGTAATTTTTACGGTTGAATTTGAAAAGTTTGGCTTTCCACCTGTCAGCGGTTTTCCATCCACCCAGCGTTCTTCATTACGAAATGCAGTTATGTTTAGCACTTTTTTAAAATCACTCATTGTTTAATATCCTTTTTGTCTGTTGCCAATTTTTCATCAAGTCATCGTAAAGTTCTTTGTTTTGCAAGCGTAACAGCTGAAGTGTTTCTTGATTCTCAACAGCCCATTGCAGATGTACGCCCATGTGCTTATGTTTTTCAAAACCTTTGATTTGGTCATTTATCCAAAGTATTTGTGTTTGATTTGTACCCGGTGTCTGCACATCTTGTGCCAGTTGTTCATCAACAGCTTTAGCTTTTTGCTGTGGCTGTGGTTTGCTTTTTGGTTCCGGCAACTCACTTTGAGGCGTAGCAGATTGACCATCGTCATCTTGGTCACCACTGATTCCAAGGCACGCACATAAACCATTCCGCTTTGCATACGTCAGACAGCCCATCAATTGTTGAGGATTGTTTTTGTTTGCTGCGTGTAATGGCACACCGCCATCTTCAATAAACGCACCGCTTGTATGTATTATTCTTGTCACCAATCTATCTGGCTCCGTGTGTGTCAGTTGCATTATCGATAGATTGTTGTTTTGCAAAACTGTCTTAACTGCTTTTAAACAGCTATTGATGGTTGCATATTTGCCATAATTAGCCTGACCATCCAGCTCTGGATTCTTTATTTCTCCAAGTGCTTTGACCAAATCTGCATAAAAACTATTTTCCATGAACTACTCTCCAGACAATCTGATTATTTCCTAATGCAGATGGTCTGCGATCCCCAGTATCCTCGATGACCCCCAGCTTTCTTAGTTCAGAAAACCGAGGACGGTATTTAAGGAACACTTCCCCATAGATGCCTGCAACTTCATCAGCCGTAAGACCAGACGGACTTGCAGACAAAGCACGTAAAACTTTAAGTTGATCATGTTTTTTTGTTTGTTTCTTTTTTTTAGCTGCATCCTTGCTAGTGATTTGACTTTTGTAGCCGGGGTTGTGAGGGTAGCCAAAATCTATTTGCATTTGCATATTACTTCTTTCCATTTCCATATTCATTTGGTTGAGCCAAAGAAAGCCCGACATAACACCAATAAAAACAGCCACACCGATTGAGCCAAAAAATATCTGTAAAAAATCTCTCATCGGTTCCAGACCTCTTGAGCCAATGCTTTATATTCCGGTGATTTTGACTTCCACATCCAATGATCGAAGTCTGGAGCTACCATGCTGAATAGATCAGCAGCATCGTCAGCTTTAGACATCAGCTT